GTTTTGTCTTGTAACGTCCATCCTTGCGCGCCGCGTCGACATCCTGCCAGAATTCTACGTATGCTGGATATCCAACATCGTTCCACCAATTGCGATTACGAATCACTGTCTGATTGAACCAATCCTTCACATACCACACCGAAGATTCCAAAATCAGACCCTCAGGCTTCCACGCGATACAGTCTTTGAAGCCTTTTCGCGATAGCGGAAATAGCGGACTGTAGGAATATTGATAATCTTGAGGCAGCGTGGCGATATCTTTAGCTACGACGCAGACCTTACCAATGTAAGGTTTTTTGCTTGTATTTACGATATCATACGTAGCCTTTTCCTGCGGAATCGCACCGAAAGAAACTTCTACATATTCAACCGCTTCGACATCGCAAACCTCGGCCTGAAGTTGCATCTGGCAATAGTAACGTATAGGAATATTGCCATCCAGTGTTCGTGTAGAAGGACATTTTATTTCAACGAGTCGTCCGGCCCGGGGTCCGTCCATAATTAGACCGTCTGGACTCGCGCCGAGACGAGGAAGTTTCGGATGCCGAATACGACCTAAACCATCAAAGACGTGTCCTTCTGCGACTACCGCTTCGAATAGATCGCGTGCTACCGGTTCGTAGCGCCATCCCCATTTGAACGCGGAAAGAGCGCCGTCTTCTGGTGTTAGAAATACCGTTCGTGATTCAATAGTTGCATCTTCGGCTATAGGAGCTATGGGCGCACATTTCTTCGCAACGACGATATTGTATTCGCCCTGCGCGCCTACGCACACCGGACCGATTTCGTGGGCCGATAGCATATCGCGGGATTCGGCGTGCCACGCCGCCGATTTTTGATTGCTCTGTGGTAATTTAGGAAGTCTCTCGACGGCCGCAGGATTCGGTACAAGTTTTGAAAGGGCTAATTGTTTCTGAAATAAATAGTATTCGTAATACAGACCACGAAGAATCATAATTGCGTCATTGCGGGCGCGCGCAGTGCGGAACCCGTACGTTAAGAATGATTTTGTAGCCTGTGTCATTTCATGTTCCATCCATTGTGATAAATCCCAGTGATCCACGAGAGTGGGTGGATCAATATCAATCCAGTCCTTAAACCATTCCGCGCAACTTGAAAAGACCATCTCTATATCTTCCGACATTTTATTTCTTCGACTCTTTCGTCTCTCGCAAGTCAATTTTTAGACCGCCACTCATTCCGGCAGTCTAAGTTGGTCTAAGAAGTTTCTTCCGAGTGTTTTTTCGTAGGACGCGCAATATCAATCTTAAATGTAGCCTGCTCGGCTCCAATCCGAATCATTTTTAATCCTTTCACCGAAAGAATCACTCCATTTTCGTACTGAATCTGTTGTTTAGTATTCAGTAGTTTAGAGTCATTGGCTTTCACGAGTAGAGCATATAAAGCGTCCTGCTCTTTTTCACTCAAGCCAGGATAGGATCGAGAAAAAATACGGAATTTTTGGAGTCGCAGACCGCGCTCTAAACGGAGCCAGGGTTTCGACAAAAGTACAGCCGCTGTTTCGGCTTCAAAATAATTATTCATATTTTGCTCAAATGTCGTTTTGGGACTGCTATTGCTTTGACTGCTTCCACTGCTTCCACTGCTACTAATGCCTTGTATGCTACCAATGATTTCATTGGTCTCGGAGTTGTGTGTTGTCGTTCCCAGCATAACGACGCCCGAAATATCGGTAGCGGGTCGTAACGGCGACGTCGCACGTTTCACATTGCGTCGTGTAGTTTTTACACGGAACATTCTGTACTTCTTACAGTTTCTTATGGTTGATTCGTTTAGACTGCGCTTTGGAAATTCATACTATGACATAGGAATGTCCTGGGCACCGTTTCAATTCGAGAACGTTTCCGATACAAATCTTGACGCGCTACGAATTCGGCAAGAAGGCAACGGACGCGATATCATTAACTCGCGGGCCTGGGATTTTTTTCACGCAACGCCTGCGACCCAAGTGAGCGCAGACGGATTACGTTCGAAGCAGGGTCCGGTTCATATGGATATGAATCCGATTGCTTCACGTACGAATGCTATCCAATATCGCGCCCAACCTCAATACATTCCCGACCCACCCCGTGTCGCCGTTGCTCCTACTTTCACTACACCTTCCGTCACGTTTTCTCAAAATCCGTATTTACAGCGTCTGGATGCCGCCGGTTCGGATAGTCGTAACATTATTCGCGAATTGCGCGGAGCCGTTGTCGAGGATAATTTAGAACGGGAAGTGGATGCGGTTCGAAAACTCTCAGAACGGCAGTTTAATGATCGGTGGCTGGCTCCCAAAGCCGCCGCCGATGCCGCGTCTCTCCAGGCCTACGAATTACTTCGCCCTAAACAGGACGATTGGCGGACGGGATAAAAAGCAAACAGATTGTTTGACAATTTATATCGCTATGGCTTAGTGGAAAAGCACAATCCTTCTAAACTTATAGAGAGATTGGGATCCTGGGTTCGATCCCCAGTAGCGATAAACCTTTGAACATTTTAAACTGGGATATCTTTGGTATGCCAGTTTTTAATGTTCGCGGGTCTAACTAAAACTCACCATCACTTCGCATTCATGAATATTGACTTTTTTCATCGCGGATTGCGTCAATTCGCATCGCTTCTTACGTGGCGTTTTGCCGCCCGACGAAAGAGTCTCCGTTGTCGCTTCGGATGCGACCGGTGTCGCAGTCGATGTCCGACTCGAAGAGCTAAGACTGTAATGAGTTTTCAGAGTACTATTCATATCCTGCTCAATCGTTTCGCGCTCTGCCGTTACATACTCAAGAATCTCTTTCTCAATGAACCATCGAAAGAAGTTGAGTTGTCCTACCGTAGTTACAAATCCCTCTTTTCCGCGCGCCTGAAACATAATCCGTTCGCGACGACAAAACGGATCGAATAGACGTTTCGAATACGCATTGAGTTCTCGCTTATAGTTAAAATACACGAGAAAGTGTTTCCCCGCTAAATGAAAAGAAGTATTCATCTTTTTCGCATAATTCGTTACAAAGTAATCTACGAGTCGCAACGAAATCGGCGACGTGCCTTGAAGAATCGGTAAAAGTTTTTCAAGATTGCCCGGCGACGTATAGAATTCCTGTAGCCACGCGACAACCTGATCTTGCTTACATTGAACCCGATTCTTTACGGTTATCGCGCGACGCTCAAGTACAGGAGGTAGCGAAGAGGATTCAACGAGAGCCATGAGTCTATTTCTACAGTTAGAAATAGCCAGCCATTTTAAGTAGGATACAAAATGTCCGTGCGCCTTGGAAAACAAAGTTTTCCGCTGTCGAATTCCTTGGACGATCGTGTGCGACGCGATCTCTATTTTAAAAACGGCACGGGTTCCTTACTACCCGAGGAACAAAAGATTTTAGACGCCATCGGAATCGATAAACGCTTAGAAGGAACGCTCAAACCGTATTTATCCGAGTTTTTTGAAAAGTTGCCTGAATGTCAAACAGATACTAGTTTAGTACTCAGTAAAAATTGTGAAATACCTCATTTCGTAGTTTGGTCGGCGTTGTTTGATTCGCACGCACGCTCACAAGAAGCCGTCGTCAAAAATCGTAAATTGTTTCAAAAACAGATGGATATCACGGACGCGATGGATGTTGCGCTAGTCAGTGGTATGAAGGAACGCATTGATCCAGATGCCGACTATAAAACTCTCTTTATGCTCATGTTGGATAAGAAACCGATTACAGTTTCAAAAACAATCCCGGCGACCGAGTACAACGCGATTTTCACACTTATGCTCTAGGCTCACAATATTTCCTACATTTCTTGCGATAAGGATTCATATAAATTTAAGCCTACCACGGTAGACGATGCCTCAATTTCTAGGCCACAGAATCGCGGATGATCCCGCGTTGGTGATGGCGCGTGCGTCGTCATCTTCCGGTTTTATCGAAGATGACGTGCCGTTGCTAAAGGAGTTACGTATTCTAGTCGATGTAGGTGGTACGCCTTCGCCGAATCCGTCTCTTTCTGCGAGCGCAATCGAAATTCGAGATTTTATTACGTGGGCTGGCGGAAATAAATCGCCACCTATGCCACCACTCGCAGTAAAATTACTGTGTTTGAAACGCGCGAGTATCGTAAATAGTACGA